CAAATTCAAATAATCTCGCCAATTATATTTTAACAAGTTCTAATAGTAATATTACTTATACTTCTAATTTATCTCTAACAAATTCAAATAATCTCGCCAATTATATTTTAACAAGTTCTAATAGTAATATTAATTATACTTCTAATTTATCTCTAACAAATTCAAACAATCTTGCTAGTTATATTTTAAATAATTCTAATAATCTTGCTACATATACTTCAAATAATTCTAATTTATTTAATAATAGATTAGCAACTCTTAATATTAATACTGATACTATTACACAAGGTTCAAGTAATCGCTTTATTGTTAATGATATTTATAATCGAAATATTAATTTTACAGGTACTTTAACTTCTTCTAATATAATTACTTCTAATTTAAGTGTTATTGGTGATACTACTATCTTAAATACAACTTTATATCAAACAGAACAGCTTCAAGTTGTTAATGATACTACCGCTACTGCTATGATTGTTAAACAAGTAAATATTAATAAAAATGTTGCTGAATTTTATTATCAAAATAATCAATTAGGATTAATTATTAATTCTAATGGAAATATCGGTATTGGTAGTAATACAAATCCTTTAAATAAATTAGATGTATTAGGTAATATTAATTCATCAGATCTTTTAATAAATGGTACAAGTATTCAAACAACAATTACAAATAATTCTAATAACTTATATACAATTTTAAATGATAGTTATTGTAAAAAAACAACTTTTTATTTTACCCCATATATATCATATATATATAATTCAGTAACTTATTATACATATAATATAGAAATATCAAAATTTCTTCGTTTTATTCAAATAAATCCTACAATCAAACTCGCTAAATTTAGAATTCATATTGCTCCTATGGATTGTAATTTTAATGGAACAGAAATTAGAGAATGTGAATATTTAATTATGATGAGTGATTTGAATGGTGTTTTAAATGTTCGTGCTTTTGGAACACCACAAGACACATATCTTCAAAAAATACAATCTTGGAAAATTGTTAAATCATCATCTTTTACATATATAACTTATATTTCCCCTATTCAAAATATAAATATTTTATGTACTATTATAGATGAAGTATAATTAAATCGTTTTATTTTTATTTTTATTTTATTAGATTATATTAATGTCTTATTTATTATCGGATTACCCATCTTATTCAAATGGCATTTTTTCAAATCTTACCAATAATTATGGATATATTTTATTCACATCAAATGGTTCATTTACTTTTAATAAAAATGTAAATTATGAAATATTAGTTGTAGGTGCTGGTGGTCGTGGTGGTAATGGAACTCTATCTGGTGGTGGTGGTGCTGGTGAAGTTATTTATTATCAATCTTTTTCATTTTCATCAAATATTTATAATATTAATATTGGAATTGATAGTTGTAATATTACTGATAGAATTACTAAAATAACTACCGGATCTACTGAAATAATTAAAGCAAATGGAGGAGGTGATGGTGCTTCTTTTATAGAAACTTTATCTTCTACTAATACTCTTTATAATGTTAGTAAATCTTCATCCGCTTTAATTAATAAAGATGCGATATTTCCATTATATATTGGAAATAATAATATATCCTTATCAAATAATGAAATAATTATTAATTCTACTTCATTTTATCAATCCTTACCTATATTAACTACAAAACCTTATTTTTGGGGTAAATTATTAGGAAATGGTAATGATAGTAGTGGAAATAATTATAATTTTGTTAGTGTTGGTACTCCTATTTTTAATACTTCAAGTATATCTCTATCATCTAATAATTATTTGACTTTAAGTTCTGATGCTAATATGAATTTATATACAATTTGGAATGGTTTTGGTATAACTATATCATTATGGGTAAAATTATCTTCTACTAGTGGAAATTATTCGAGAATATTTGATTTTTCAACAGGAGTTGGTCCTACAACTGCTTTTTTAATATATAAAAATTCTACAACAACAGATTTAAATTTTAAAATTATAATTAATGGTGGTGTTGTCGATTATACAACATCAGGAATAAATTATTTTAATAATACTTGGTATCATATTGTTTGGACTATTTCATCATCTGGAAATTGGAATATATATATAAATAATATTTTATTATCAAATAATTTAACATGTGTAATTCCAAATATTACTTATGGTAATAGATTTATTGGTAAATCAGCATATACAGCTGATGGTTGGTTAATTGGTGAAATAAAAGATTTTAGAATTTATAGAACTGTTTTAAATAGAAACGATATAAGTGAATTATATAATGGAAGAGTTGATATTATACAAAATTCCACATCTGGCGGAAGTGGCGGTGGTGGTTGTGGTGTTTTATTATATCAAAATTATATACCTAAAATACCAACATCAAAAACAACAGAATATAATAATAGAACTTTAAATGGTATTACTTGTTATGGTTTAGATATTACATTAGATACTAGTGGAATAACTTATGGTAGTGGAACTTATAATTTATATTATTCATCAATAGGTTATGGTTTAAATAGTGATTTAAATCCTATCGGATTATTTAATTATAATAATACTTTTGGTTCATCAGGTGGTCATTTTAAATTTAATAATTATGATATAACAACAGGTTCTTATTTAGGAACTAGTTATTTAATTGATAGTAATTATTTAGGAGATTGGATTGTTATTAAATTTCCAACATCATTTATTATGAATAAATATAAATTTTATTCAAGAAATGCGAATTCAACACTTCCAAAAAGATCTCCAAAAAAATTTAAAATATATGGTTCAAATGATGGTATATCATGGACAATTTTAGATGATGTTGATATTACAAATTTAACACAATATACAAATTATATTTATGACAAAGAAATTTTAAATACACTTTCTTATTCTTATTATTGTTTAACTGTTAATCAAATATTTGCTAATAGCGATGGAACATTAAATTTTGCTGAAATTGAATTTGGATATATATATTATTATGATAAAATATTAGATGGTAGTTCAAATGGAATACCATTTGATATTAATAATTCATTATTAACTTCTGGAAATTTTTCATCTATTTCACAAGGAGGAAGTGGTGGTTCTGCTTTGAGTTTTAATATAATTAAAGATAATTCTTCAATTATTATTAATAATGATTATTATTTATATTCAATAAATTATCAATTATTTAAGTCATTAGTTCAAGGAACTTATTCTACATATTTTAATAATGGAATTATTGTTATAAATAATAATTTATTTATAAATCCATGGGGTGCTTATTTTGCTGATGATTGGTCTGGTACTACTCTTCTCGATAGTTCAGGTAATGAAAGACACGCAATAACATCAGGAACTATCACCAAAACAAGTGCTATTGGTAATGGTGCTAATGCTTCAATAACATATATAAGTGGTGGAACTACTGCTAATATAATATGGCCTTCTGGAAGTATTCCAACTAATTTTACTATTTTAAGTTTATCAAGATATACAGGCGGGTCAAGAGGAAGAATATTAGATTCATCTGTATCTGGTAATTGGTTACATGGACATCATTTAAATAAAAGAGGTGTCGTATATTATGAAGGTTGGAAAACAAATGGAATATCAACAGGAAATATAGATGATTGGTTATGTTGTATTGGTAAAAATAGTGGAACAATACCTAATAATATTTTAATTGATGGAGTAGCATCTGGAATAGCTACGAATGGAACTGGAAATTATATTTTATCTATAAATAATCATAGTTCACGTTCGAGTGAGTATAGTGATTGGGCATTATGTTGTGTTATTATATATGATAGCATTTTAAGCGATAATTATATGGTTCAATTAAATAATTATATAAATACTTATAAATCTACAGGAGATTTAACACAACTAAAATTAAATATATTAGGAGATAAATCTTATCCTATTTTAAAAGATAGCACTGGTAATATTATTAATCCTACTGTTTGGTATAAATTTGATAATTCTTCTAATATTGGTATAGATGAATTAGGTAATGCTAATATGATAAATAATAATGGAACATTAACAGCAATTGGTATTAAAGGAAATTATTGTGTTAATTTTAATGGAACTAACCAATATTTATCAACAACAACTTTTCCGAATTTAAATAATATTAGTTTTTCTATTTGTTGTTGGTGTATATTAAAAAGTTCAATTACATCTACTAATACTATATTTGGTTATGATGGTGGTGTTGCTGTTAGTGGTTCTACTAGAAGTGCTTTTGTAATTGATTTTCAGAGTGATACAAAAATAAATATGCGTATTGTTACAGAAGATTTAATATATACATCTACGACTTCTTTTGTAAATCAAATGATTTTTTGGTGTTTTACATTTGATGTTTCTAATAATTTTAAAATGTCAATATATTTAAATGGTAATTTAGTATCCACAAGAAATGCTAGTGGAGCATTAAATATTATTACAAATCAAACTTATTATTCATTAGGAAGAAGAAATTTTAATAGTATATATCAATATGCTAATGTTAAATTAGATGATTTTCGTGTATATACTAATAAAGCATTATCATTAACAGAAGTTCAAGAACTTTATAAAGGAAGATTAACAATTTATAATAATTTTAATGAAACTTTAATTTCACAAAATTTATTAATTGGTACTGGTGGAAATGGTGCTACTTCTTCATCTACGCCAATTATTAAAAATAAATATGGTGATGGTGGTGATGGAAATGGAGGTCTTGGATATCAAGGAGCAATTATATTAAAATTTCCATTTCAAAATAATATTGGAAATTCCAATTTTTCTTCAAATACAACATTACTTAATGATAAAAATATAAATTTTCCATATTGGAATGATATTAAATTTAAACCTTCTTTTTGTAATTTAGCTTTAACTGCTAATTATAATGATATTATTTATAATAAACCTGATTTATCAAATTTATCAACATTATCTAATCTTTATTATTCATCTAATTCATTTTATTCTTCTTTTAGTAATATTAATTATATTTCAAGTAATAATCTTATAAATTTAAATAATACTAAATTAAATAATTTAAATTCTAGTCTTTGGATTAATTCCGGATGTAATATATATTCAAATTTAGGTTCTGTTGGTATCGGTACCTCAACTTTTGGAAATAATAAATTAATTGTTAAAGGTAATCTTAAAGCAGATGATTTTAAAATAAAAAATTTATTATTAAGTAATGTCATTATAACCTCTAACACTTTTGATTTAAAAAGTAATAATCTTTATATTTCTGCCAGTAATCTTAATTATAATTCAAGTTTTAAACAAATAACTTCAAGTCAATTTAGTATTGATAGTAATAAAAATCTTTTTATTAATTATCTCTCAAATTATAATGTATATTCTAATTTAATAACTTCTACATGTAATTCCCTATTATTATCTCAAAAATCTCAAATTACATTAAATTATTCTAATCAATCATTTATAAATTCAGGAACTTATAATATTAATTTTAATAATGGTTCAATTATCATCAATTCTAATTATACAATCTCCTATAATACATATCCTATTTTAAAAGATAGCACTGGTAATATTATTAATCCTACTGCTTGGTATAAATTCGATAATTCAACTAATGTCGGTTTAGATAGTAGTGGTAATGGATATAATTTAACTAATAATGGCAATGTATCTATCGATACTGTCAATTTTATAAAAAATCCTTCTTCATGTTTATTAAATGGTACTAATAATTTAACAATACCATATAATAATAATTTATTCTCAGATCAATCAGGTTGGTCTTTATCTTTTTGGGTTTATTTAAGAAAACCTTCTAATTTAGTATCTCTAATT